ACAGTAAAGTCTACAATAGCAGTAGAACCGTCAAGAGTAATTGACGCACCATCAAGTACCTGACCACCAGCAGTGTAGTTAGTACCCGATGCTTCGTCAGAGTTACCTGTTACAGTTGAATAGTTGGTTGTGCTGGCATTATACGTGCCGGATGGGGATGCTTTAATCAAAGCAATTTTAAGCGAGTCAGTGTCTAAATCATGAAGACCGCCTAGTAGTTCTGTTTTAAAACTGTTGCACATTGCAGTAGTAATTGCCATAGGATTCTCCTTTTATCTGGCAGGTTCATAAAATTCTTCGGCAGCAATAACTACCACCAAAGTATTTGCCGTTCCTGCAGCTACAATGATTTTATCACCAGCATGACAGTAAAGCGGCTTGTCTACGGTAAAAATTGATTCGGAACCTTTTCCAGTTACTTGATGTGCCGAAAACAATGTGTGCGTAGTACTGGTCTCAGCTTCGAAAAATTTAAGAGTATAGTTACGATTACTAGAGTCGCTATTTGTAATCATAACGTGTTCGATATGTGACGAAAAATTTGCAGGAACAACGTAACAGTCTGTATCACTCGTGTTAGTCAAACTTGTTGCGTGAGTAACATATTTTGATCCGCCGTTAAGCACTGGCATTTTATTTTGTCTTTCTGTATTTTCTTGTTTTCTTAGCTATCTTCTTAGGCTGCTTTGAGACCTGCTTACCTGCCTTAGTAGCTTTACGTTTAGCGCGGGTGGTGGCAGCATACTCTTTCGCAGACAAAGCCTTGATTGCCTTTTCTGGCAGGTAACGTTCACCTGTTGCTTTAGAACCTTGAGTAGATGGCTTACCAGATTTGGTACGCCACTTCTGCTTACCCCAGTCCTTCAGTGATCTCTGGCTTTTCTTCAGGGGCATTTCGCTGTACCAATGAGTTTAAGGCATCTAACTTATCTTTAGCCGCTGCCCATTTATCTAAAGCCTTATCCATTTCCTCAAGCAACTGTGGATGTTCGCCAATAGCCGCAGGGTTGACAAGGTAGTTTTTAAAAGTGTATTCTGCATCTAGCATATCTGCACGATATTTAAAAGCTAGAGCATCAAAAGCAAGGTTGATCAAAAGTCTCTCCTAAGATATTATTGTATAGTATTTTTTGCAAAAAGTCAATTAGAACCCTTTTAAAAAGAGAACCCACCAGATGACCCCAGCTATGCCCCCTGCAAAAAGCACAATGATTAAAAATATTCCCAACGCCGTTAGAAGGTCTTCGCGTTTCTTCTTTGCACGTTCTTCTTGTTCTCTACGAGCCTTACGTGCCTCTGTAAGAAAACGTTGCCAGTCACTCCACATGCCCGGACGACCTGCGTAAATCATGACTTCTTTCAAATGCTCTTCTTTTTCTTTTATCTTTTCAAGAGCCATAAACTCTTCGAGATCGGCACGATTACCTTTTTTTTGTGACTTACGCTGTAAATCTTCTTTAGCACCCACGAACAAGGCGATTGCTTTACCAGCGTTCGCAATGTCGTTTCCGTTCTGTACGGTTTGTTTGATAATTGCAAAGGCTGCATTTGCAGCGGCCAGTTCTGCCAGCATCAGTATATCCTCACGTTGTCGCTGTTGACGTATGCGGGTACACAGTAAGCTGTTACCCGATCTTTGGGGTGTAGGTAGTCACTATATCTATAGTTCCCGTACCTTAAAGAAGTTTTCTCTGCAAAGTAGTTGCATTCATTGATATCTTTAAAATACATGTCGCTACTCGCTAGAGTGCGAAATTCTCCTGTGCCTAGATATACCAGAAGCAGGAATACGTGTTGCATTTTACTTGTAGCCGCCCCCGGCTTTTTTGTAAGCTGATGCAAGCATCTGTGCTTTACGAGCACTCCACTGGCCCGGTCTTCCGCCTTTACCGCCAGCCTTGATACGGTTGAACAAACGCTTTCTCATTCCGGGCTTAGTGTAGTTGCCAGCCTCATTAACTCGACTTTTGCTCTTCTTTTTACTGCCCGACGATTTGCGACCTTTTCCAACTTTGCCGCCTTTCTTTTTCTCTTCAACACCCTCGATTTTGCCAGCATTTCGCGTTGCGTAGAAGATTTGCTCACCCTTTTTGCCCCCGTAAGTTCGTTGCATTGATTTCATAATCTTCTTTCCTTTTTCAGTTAGGGGCATTACGATTCTCCCTTTTCACCTCTGTAAGTCTTCATTTTTTTATGAATAGGTTTTACGAAAGGCATATTACCTACGTATCTACCCTTGTCATCTTCTATAAATTTACCTGCTCCACTATATTTTTTAGGGGGTGGTGGTGGCGGACCCTGATCAAAAACTGAGTTTTCTTTTGAAGGTGCAGCCTTACGAGATAGTTGATATCTCATAGAAACTCTCCTGTTTTCATTGCTTCAGCAAGTTTACGTGCACGGTTTCCAACCTGTGTTGCCCAAAGAGAGTCGAGCATTTCGGCACTTGCATTATCAAAATTTGATTCGTGAATAGCCGCCCACATCTTTTTAAACTTACATAAACGAGGGACACCCATATTAAACGCCATGTCAACAAGCACAAGCTGACGAACAGAATCTAAATCTTCTACACAAGAGTGTGCTCGTACAAGTTCATCTTCAACAATTATAATGTCGTTTTCCGCTAGGATCATAGCGTCTACTTCAGTAATTCCGTTCTTATACACGTACTCAATGTTGGGAATATCTATGTCTTCCAATTCATCGTCGCTAATGCCACGGTCTTGCAAGTTTCTCCCTATACCAATCGTATCAATACCTAGAGTATCTTGATACACCTGTAGCTTCAGTCCTTCGTGCTGAATCAACTTTTCAATCAGATGTTCTCTACAGTATTTCATATGTTAAGTGCTCCCACTACGCCACACGTGTATTCGATCTTTGTCCAGTCACCATCTTCTGGCAATGCCTCGTGCAAGACTTTTACATCTATACATTGATTGGCCGTTTCAAACTCTTCAATAGTTTGTTTGTAACACGCACCATCAGATGCACAAGCTGTCAATACTAAAGCCCACACTATAGCCGTCATTTTTTAGATTCCTGACCCATCCATATGCCAAAAACACCCGTCATGACACCCATGATAACCGATACAAATGCAGACTGTTGGGTTGTTGGATCGGGCAAAGACATGTACCATTCGGCACAACGCCAAGACATTACGACTGATGCAAGCATGGTTATACGTGCAATTAGGTTATACTGTATGAGAGATTTTAACCAACTCATTACTTCTTACCGAAAAACTTAGTAGCAGAACGAACACCAAACGAAGCAGCAACAATGACACCAAGAGAGTATTGATACCAGTCGGGCATCGCTTCAAGCTGTGCAAACCCATGCTCGACAATACCTTCCATGCCCGGAATGAATGCAAGAATGAGCGGAACAGAAAACAAAATAACCAGCCACTCGTCTTTCCACGAGGACTGGCTTCCTTTGATCGCTTCCAAGTCCCAATCAACTTCTGCGTTTGCTTTCCTCTCGTAAACAACCGCCTCTGCTTTTTTCATAGCAACGGCGGCTTCTGTCTTTGCTTTACCTTTTTCAACGTGACCTTTTAGCCACGTACCTGCTAATTCGGCAACAGGACCTATAATCAAGTTTAGCATTTCCACCTCTTTCGTGCTTGACGAAGACGACTGTTTGGATTTTTTGCAGCTTTAGGAAACTTCTTCATCTGTCCTGCTGAACGAGCACAGAAAGACTTACGCCGCTTCGCGTCTTTGCTTCCGGGTTTTACTTTGCCTGTTACGGCAGTCTTTAATTTGGAACCGGGGTTGGCTTTGCGATAAGCCTTAACCCCAGCTTCAGTCATTCCCGCCCCCTTCTTAGTAGGACGAAAGTTCTTCTTATTACGAGCAGGCATCTTGTCGGCTTTACGAGCCATTTTACTTTTTCCTAGCTGTCTGTGCCGCACGACGGAAGTTGGATTTACTTGGCGCACCCTTACTTCCGGGCTTACGCATAGTCTCCCCACTGCCAGCCTTTATCCTGCGTTTCTTGGCTGCTATGTTGGCATACAATCCGGGTCTAGCCATAAGATTACGCCTTTACTAGCTTGTAACCTTTTGCTTTAGCCGCAGCACGAACTTGTGCTAGAGACATAGCAGGTTTTTTAGCTGGCTTCTTCTTTCCACCAGCAGCACCACCCTTTGCCATGCCTTTAGATTTCATCATCTTACCGCCACGTGCCATGCCTTTAGATTTCATCATCTTACCGCCACGTGCCATGCCTTTACTCTTCATCATCTTCTTCATTTGTATTCTCCATATAGAGGTTGTTAAATACCCGTGCCGTATCACTTACGTAGTTCGGGTCTTGTTTAGAATGATGGACCCACTGACTAGGAGTAAAGTCCGGGGCACCTTCGCCCGTTACAAACCAAGCCGGATTAGTTACCCGTACTCTGTTGTTTGGAAGTGCAACTATGTTGCCTGTCCACTCTCCAGCATCTAAGAGTTCCAAAACATGACTCTGTTTATGCTGTGCTGGGTCGTCTGCTACTTCAGTGTCGGTGTAATCGACAGTAAAGTAATATTTTGCGGGGTAAAACTCCCCATCTATTTTAGCCAACCACGGACAAGGTGTACCTCTGTTGAGTACGAACACCGAATGATGGTGTGATTGACAGTCCCATGGCTGTGCTAGATAGGTAGGAATAGGTTCGGGCCATTCATCTAGAGGAGAGTCACCTACTAAGGCTGTAAGGGGCATACGTGCCCACATCGCTCCGCCATGTACATTTTCATCTTCTTCGCACCCTGTGAACAAGACTTGAAAAGAAAGGGTACGCATAGGAAGCGTGGTAACACCAATTACCATAGCATGTAGAAATTCGCCGTGGTATCTATCATGGTTAGTTGTGTATTCTTTTCGTACCCACGCTTTAAAATACGGTATATTGCTTGTAATATAATTCATCAGGAATACTCCAGTTAGGGTTTACCCCGGCAGGGGATTCCTGCTTATATCATGTATTGTGCAGTATGTCAAGGGGGCACGAGGCCCCCCCAACTAAAGTGTTTAGGCGAACGTTGCCGCCGTCTCTGCAGTGCCAAGTTCTGCAATCACTGCGAACACACGTACCTTACCGTCGAAAGTTGCCGTGTTGGCAATCAGATCGATAGTGTCGGCAACGGTGTACAGCTTTGCAGTACCTGCTGCGTTGTTGATCTCGTGACCAGTAGCAGTACCGGACAGAGCAGCAACGTACAGATCATCATCAGTGTCATCACCCAAGTCAAGAACTGGTGAACCAGTTGATGCTACGGTGAGGACTTCCACACCTGCCATCAGAACAAGGGTGTTGGCTTTCATTTCGAAAACCTCAACCGAATCTGAAGTGGTCAGGTTAGTGGTTGAGAAGTCAAGAACGACTTCGATGATTTGTGGCTTGATGCCAAGAGGGACACCAGCAACAGCACCAGTAATAGTGTAAGTAGCCATTATTGAATCTCCCTATTAGTCGAGGCTAACAACGCCGCGAACGATGGCTTCTGGACGGAGAACTTTCCGACCAAAGACATGCAGACCACGAACGATGTCACTGAAGGTTTCAGTTGAACGTACAACTTCGGTCTTCGCAATATGCGAAGCAGTTGCAGTTGCGGACATGTGACCGCCAAGAATGACGTTCTCAGTGCCGTTTGTTGCCAAGCCTGTCAGAGTTACTTGGTCAATGCCGCCGTTGGAAACGAGAGCAGTTGACTTGTAGCACTGGAAGCCAGCAATGTTACCCAGCGACACAAGGCCGTTACGCAGTGGGGAAGTTGCATCGCCAGTTACCTGAACTTCTGCAAACTTCGCACCAGCCGAGAACAGGTGCTTGTAGAAAGCTGGGGGAGCAACGAACCAACGATTCTCTTCTGGAACCGACTCGTTGTCGAGGGCTTCAGCCATTGCCAACATGGTGTTGATGGCAGTGTCGCCCGGAGTGGTTGCGCCACCAATGTCGAGGGCAGAAGCGAGAGTACCGATACCAGAAATGGTACGGGTAGCAGCACCGGACTCACCAGTGAGGCCAGCTTCAGTTGCCATCGCATCAAGGACGTTTGCGTCATACTTACGCTTCAGCGAGAATGCACCCGAAGAAGTGGCCAGAGCCTCGAAGTTGACGTGTGACTGACGCTCTTCGATGTCGTCAATCTTGAACGCAAATGCGTTTGCTTGATCGACAACCATAGTGGTTTGGTCGTCGGCAAGGTCTTGTGGGTTTACCACCGAGCCACGGGAGTAGCTAGAAACGGTGATTGTCGGTTCTTTAATAATGCGAACCGTGTCGCCAAAGTTCTCAATCTCGCCTGCATAATCAGTATTGGTAATATCTTCCGCAACCGAAGCGCGACGGAAGAATTTGAGAACCTTTTGACTAAAGATTTCCGGTGTAAAGTTACCGGAAGGCAGGTTATTGTAACCTGATGCGCTATCAAAAGCCATTGGTTTATCCTTCCTTAGAGGTTAGGTTATGAGTTGTAATCGATTCGGCCTTCTGCCCGTGCCTCTTCTAGTTCTGTTTCGAACTTCTCGAATTGCCACGGTTTCATCCTGCCGATTTCAGAAACCTTCCAAACTTTCTTACCATCAGTAGCGTTAGTCTTCACGTCCCTCGTAGGTGTTTTCGTGATAGCCTCTGCTGCGGATGCCTTTTTGGATTGCTTCTTAGTTGAGCCAGTGTCAGCCTTGTAAAGGTCAACTACTCGTGCCGCCCAACGTGCATCTGTGTTGTTCTTATAAATGCCGTCAGAAATTGAAGCAGGTTGTTCTTCCAGCCAGTCAAGA